TTCTTCTTCATGAAGTGAATCATCTTCTTTGATGATTGATGATTCAGCTTTAACTCTAAACTCTTTCCAAAGACTGACACCTTCGTCAATGTCTTCACCCATAAGTTTAACAAACTGTTCAGCTGACTTCTTAGCGGCTGGCATGTCTTTAAATATACCTAGTTCTTCAAACTCTCTAGCTGACTTAGGTTTAACATATACACGAACTTTCTTAGAACCTGTCTTCTCAGCGTGATACATTACTTCAGTATTTTTAATCTTAGTAGAGGATAGATGATTTTTCTTATGATCTTGACTAAAATTAACTTCGTCTAATTCTTCTCTTAACTGTACAAATGTTTTCATTTTTGATAATTCATCAAATTCACCCCTTTGACTTTTAATAATTTTTCTAAATCTTTAGTAAACCCACCTTTCATAGGTTTTGGTGAAGAAATTGTTGTAACATCTTTACTTTTGTTACTAACATAAGCATCGTGTTTTTTCATAAGTTTTTCAATATCTTTCATTATAGGTTTAATAGCTGCTGTAGGTAATCCCATTTTTTCTTCTGTAATATATTGATTGAATGTTTTCATATTTTTTACCTTTGTAAATTTAACATTGAACCAATAGTACCTTTAGAATCCATATCTACTTCATCCATATAATCAGCTAAGTTTCTTGATAACATAACAACATCAATTTGAGAAGAACCTAAATGACCTAATGTACTATTCGTAATTATTATTGATCTACCTTTAACTTTAATATCATTTCTTTGTTTACCCAACTTACCAAAAACTTCTTTATTCCAAAATTTGATATTACCTGCATATGGCCAACCTTTGTGTTCACCTCTAGCATAAATCACATTATTCAACTCTTTCTGTAGTAGTTTAGCTAAATCTGAAACACTTGACTCATACTTAGAAACATCTATATAGATATGTGAATACTCTTTCCTTCTATCTACTGCAGAACCAACTCTATCTTTTGGATTATCAGGTTGTTTCTTTATTGACCAATTTGTATATCCATGAATGGCTTCTGTAATGGTTTCTTTAAAAAACCCGTCTCCTGGTTGTGTCCACGATTTCATCTTGTTAAACCTCTGTTTTATTATTATTCATCCAATCGAGTTGCATCTCAACTCGTTTCAAATCAATAGCGTCTAGTTGTTTGTCTTGCATTAACACTTTAAATGTTTCTCCAGCTTCTATGTTGTCTCCATCTACAACTGAATCTACAAAATTTCTAGTTTTATCTACCATCATAATCTCCTATTTAAAATTCGGGTTCTTCTTCTGAACCACCTTCAGCTTCAATCTCTTTATCTATATCTTTGATCTCAGCTTCTGATTGTCTAAGAACATTTTTTCTTATCCATTGTTCAGAATAATATTTACCAACGAATTGGTCTAAATCATTAAGAGTACTTACCCTTTCGCGTAGTATCTCAGCCTCTTTGAGTTCTACGAAATGACCATCTTTTTGAAAGTCATAACTTATATACTCTTTTGACTTCTTCCAATCCTCTTCTGATAATACATTTTTTAGTATCAGTTGAGTCTTAAGAATATCGTCAAATAACCTAGAGAATTTAACTCTAAGTCTATCAACAAATCGTGAAAATTTCACTTCATCTCTTGATATTTCAGTCGCTCTACCGATCGCGAATGATGTTTCTGTCTCTAACCTAGAAATTGGTACATTTAGAGACTTGTACAATTTCTTTTGAAAATATAAAATATCTTCAATCTCACCTAGATTCTGACCACCCGGTAGTGTCGTAATCTCTGTTCCTCGACCACCTTCTCTACGAGGTAACCAAAAATCTTCTAGCATATTCATATGCTTTCTATCGTCTTTAACTTCACCTGTGTCAGCGTTATACACTAACTTGTTACGATAAGCCGTTTGTACTTCTTTCAAGTACTGTTCAGCTCTCGCTTTAGGTAAGTTACCTACATCAATGTAGAATATTCTTCTTTCAGGTGCTCTTGATATTCTGTAAATAACTAAAGCGTCTTCTAACATTTTTAGTTGGTTTACAGTCTTCATAGCCTTATGTAAATAACCAACTACAACTTTCTGATTGTAATCAAGTAACCCGGAAGTTACAGAGGTTACAGCATCAGAAGATATTTGAACTGTCTGACCTGTGTTATTACCACTCTTGTCAAACCCTTCGTCATTATAGAGATAGTATTCTACTTCTTTTATAATGACTTCAACACCTGTTTTCTCGTCTTTATCTTTTTTGATCTCTCTAATCTTTCTGATTTTTTGAGGATCAATAGGTCTTAAAGCTTGAATTCCTTTTTTCTCATTCTTAGAGTCTACCATCTTATGAAAGTAAAGTCTACCGTCAACATACCATTTTCTGAATATGTCATGAGATAACTCTCGGAATCCTAGTAATTCAAGAACTACATTAAATTCGTTACGAACCTTGTCTTTGATACCGTCTGAAAAATGATTAACTCTATCTAAGTTAATCGCTACAGGAGCATCTAAATCGTTTGAAGATATTGATTCGTTAATGATATCTTCAATCGCTGAATCACATTCAGGAACTAGAGACATTGTTCTGTATCGTGAAACAAGGTCGGCTTCGGTTTTTACACCACCTTCCATGTCAACGAACTGACCAATGACTCCACCTGTGGCCGCGAAGCCACCCATTCCTTGGTCCAAGCTAATTTCAATAGCCGAACCATCGTTTTGAGGTGGAACGAAGCTTTTAATTTTAGAAGCTTCGTCCTTCTTCCTCTTGATTTCTAATCCAAATAATTCCATACTAATATTTATATCAGTTGAAAAGGACTCTTAGAGAGTTCTTTCAAAGTGAGAATACTTGAATGTGACACCAGTTTCTGTGATTTCTTCTCCACCTGAGGCATCCATATCGATTGCCGTGATAGTTGTAGGCCACATATTGAAAAACTCGTATGTTGCTACTACTGAATCGTCTCTACCTAACTGTGATATAGTTGCTTTATCAACCATATAGTCATATCCTAAATCCTCTAATGTTGAATCATCCATAGGAACTATTGTTCCCATCCATGCTTCAATAGCATTTCTAGCGCTGAAATCCTGATCATTATAGATAGATACAGTCCAATCTTCGAAAGTTCTGTTTCCTGCTATATTGAATTTTAACCCTCTATGTGTAAGTTCTATCGGGTCGATTGTTTGTCCAGGTATAGATGCAGTCTTACATAAAAACTGTATCTTATTTCCTGACCTAGGTATAAATACCTCAAATCGATTTCCTCTTAAACCACCACCGATTAGGTTAGCTTTAAATTGGTTTATAGTTGCCATTTTTTACTCTCCTAAAGATTAGTTGCTGATTCTTGAGAACCGCCAGGAGCTCCGTAGACTTCTTCGAAATCTACACCACTTCTAGATGCAACAAAGGTTAATGAAATGAAGTTGATTGATCTAGCCGGCTTCACAAATATGGAAGCTACGAACTGAGATGCGTCAACAACGCCTGCTGTGTTATTTGTTTCGTCACAGATAACTGAAAAATCATAGATTCCTCGTCTACCTTGAACTCCTCGTAAGAAAGGTTCAATAGCTGCTCTGAAATTAGCTCTTGTAAATGAATCGTTAAATTCAAATAGTTGGAACTTAGCTGCTGTTGAGATAGCTTTCTCTAACACTATGAACAATCTACGAACATTAATTCTTGAGAAAGCACTTGAGTCATTAGCGACTAAAGTTTTATCTCCGAATAGTACTGTTCCTTGTCCTGAAAATGTAACTACTGGATTAACCCTAGAACGATAAAGTAAATCTCTATCAGCTTTTGTAGGATTAAACGCTAATTTAGTCACACCAAATATTTGACCACGGTTGAACCCTGCTGGTGAATACCAAGCATCATTCGTGAAATCAGTTCTAGCACATAAGCCAGCTACTGAACCGTTGTCTGGTATGTATACATACCTGTCATTATATCTGTCATATTGATATAACCAATTAGAACTCATTACTGAGTAACTTGAACCATTTACAGTATCTGCCGTTAGTTTGACATTAGCCGCTCCAGATGTTCCGGAGTCAACTACATCAGACTTGACTGGAGAGAAGAATGCTACGCAATCTTTTCTGTCTTCTGCTATGTTCATTAACTGATTATAATAAGCTGTAGCCTCTGCTCGAGTTACAACAGCTGTTCCACTACCATCGTCTGCCTGTGAACTACCTGATATAATTAATGATATATCTTGGTTGTCAGGACTACCGAAGTGTGTGTTCCATGCTAATAATTTTTGACCTGTTGTAGGTTGTCTACCGTCAGCTCCATTTGTAAATGAAAGTGAATCTGGTATAGTACCTGTTCCAAAAGTCACACCTAAAGCTGCTGATCCTGATGAGCCCATAGTTGAACTATGATCCAACCAGTAAACATACTTACTAGTGTTTTCTAATACTGTAACATAATAGTTTGATGAACCGAAGTCATTCTTACCATCTGAAGCTTTTGATACGGCTTCAAATTTTTCTAGAACTGTTCCTGGTGCACCTGAGATGTCTCCGTCTTCGTCAATAACAACGATATGCATCTCATCAGTAACACCCGGTGTTGATCTTCCAGCTGCATAGCTTGAAGTTCCTGGTGCTTTGTTAAACTGTTGAGCGAATTCCCACTCTCTTTTTAAGTTAGCTCCACTGCTTACTGCAGCTGTTAACCCTTGAGAAGAATCATCTTCTTGTGCTAAAGTAACTGTAGCGGCCCCGGTAGCACCGGAATCGAAAGTTATAGCTGATATTTTGTATCTAGTTGTATCTGAACCAATAGCTACGATAATGTCACCTACTACGAATTTTTCACCAAGAGTTACTTCTATTGAAGTTCCTAATATGGCTGTTGTTCCGTTAGTTGTTGTAACACTAGCTGCTTGTGATTGATAAGCTTCTAGACCACCACATACTGAAATCTTAAGTGAATTACCTAATCCTCCAGCATATCTTGCGCCAAAATTACCAACAGCGGCTGCGCCTGTGTTGTAATTATCGCGATAGTGAGACAAGTTTTTGATTAACAAAGACTGCCCACTTGTTGTTGTCGCATTAACCATATTGGTCGTTGCGATTCTAACTACTTTTAAGTCTATCCCGTAATCCAGAAAGTTAGCAGCAGGGTAAAAATGCTCTGCAGCGATATCTGTATTAGCGGGTTCCCCGAAGGATTCAACAAGTGCTTTACCAGAACTAACTGTGGTAACATCTTCGGCTGGACCCCAACCGAAAAAACCACAATAAGCTCCTGTAGAACTTGAGACCGCAGGAATAACATTAGTAGCATCTATTTCTTGAACCTGTACTCCAGGCGAAACTTGAAATGCCATGTTTATTATCTCCTAATTTAATTTTTTATTTCGAAATAAAAATTTTATTATTATTCATAATGAGAAACTTCTCATTATTCCTAGTATTTATAACTTAGTAAATTTGTACATCATTAACAACTGTCCACAAATCACCACCTTCTTTGTAGGATTCAGGTACATCAGTTCCATCGTCAATAATACCAAAGGGTACCATATCATCATCTATCAACTGTTGTTGTTCATCATATAACATTTTCTTTAGTTCTAAGTCTGTTAGACTTTGAAAATATGGTGTTGTCACAAACCACGAAAACATTACTAAATTCATGACTAAATCGTCATGATTACCACCATCAGCCTCGTAAGACTGACCTTTACCAACG